GTGGCTGGTCATCAATGTCCCCTAGTTCGTGCCATTCGTTGTTGTCAAGGCTGTGAGCGTCATGCCACGTCACCTGGACAATGGCTCCGTCTAGTCCAGCCATACCACGTACTCCGCCGCTACCCGGCCTTTGTCTGGGTCAACAAAGTGCAGCCGTTGGCTCGGTATCCCGGTAGCTGCGACGAACTCTCGAGCGTATTCGTTGTGCGACTCTGGGGAGCCTGTCACAAAAATGCGGCCTCCGTTGCTCATCGTCAAGCTCATTGGCGTGTGCCAGTGGCCCATGTAGCAGTCGTTGAAGTCCTCAATGACTCCACCTGCCCAAGCATTGACCTTGCGCAAAATGCCAAAGGCTGGCGTGTTACCGCCAAAGCTCTTGATTTCATCGCCATGCACCAACAGCGCCGTGTAGTTGCCAATCTTGACAATCTGATACCAAGCATCAGATGACTGCCAATCCTTGACCAAGTGCCCAACCTTGTTGCGTGCAATTTCGTACGAGATTCGATCTACGTTGTCACCCTTCGGCATTTCGCCATACCGACCAATGCGACCATGGTTGCCGTATTCGCATACCACACGCACAGTCTCAAAGTTGCTGGCAAGTGTTGTCACCGTTTTGGCAATCAGCCTGGACACCTCAAACAGTTGCTCGTATAAATGGCTGTCCACCTCGTACGCCTGCCCAGGGAAAATGCCCATGCCCTCCACCATGTCACCGCCAAGCATCAGCACCGCTTCGCGTACCGGGTGATGTTTGCGTTGAATCTCCGTGATGTGCAGCGCCTTGTCAATAAAGCGATCTATGCGTTGACCGCACGTTTCCGAACCGTACGACACAGACTTTTTACCTAGCTGCCAATCGGTGCAGTGAATCACTGCGACCTCCGCTTTGCCTTTGCGAGTGTCCTTGGTCGGTGGCTTGACCTTGACTGGTGGAGTACCGAGGCTTGCATCCTTAGCGGCCTGATACACAGCTTGCACCAACTCGTCGTTCTTAACCTTGAGCTTTGCGTACTGCTGCTGAGAACGCTTGAGCGCCTCACGCAACTGCTCGAGCGTCTGCTGCTCAGCAATCTCGTTACTTAGCGACATGCTTGCGCCTGAATCGATAGACAACGTTCCAATCGCACTTAAAGCCATGTTTGGTCAGTAACCGGGCTATTGAGTGATTGCTGTAATCCAAGTTGTAAATCAGGTCATACCATTCCTCGCCGTTTGGCTGTGCATCAATCCAAACGCCTAGGTCGTGCAACCTATTTTGTCTTGGTTCTATTTCGTCGCGTAACGCCATTGTCGTGATCCTCCAGGTGGTTGTCTATCTTGTTCTCCACCCTAGTAAGTATCTTGCGGACGTATGCGTGATCGTCAGCATTTTCTTTGCGAGCACGCTCAATAAGTACCGCTGGTAGGACTGCTGCGCAAATGATGGCTATACCGCTAATTAGCGCTACGTAAATCTCGGTCGGCATGCAGGCTCACAAACTGCTGCACTTTCAAGGGTACCTTGTCGCCTGTGTAGTACCTGATGTGCCAAGGCTCTGATTGCAGTTCCCAGCAGAAGCCGTACCAGTCGGCGTTAGCGAGCATCCATTTGAGTCGATCACCGCTAGCGCTGCTGACATCCACAGCCAGCCCAAGATTGTGCATCGATGTGCCCGGCGTTGCCATCGGTGCCATACCGGGCTTCAGGTAATACTTCTGCCCTTTGTACGTGCGCACAGACGTAGTGGGAATAGGTGCTGTGGTGTACCGAGCCATAAAGCCTCGCTGCTGCGTCTTCAAGCTTCTGTATGTGTCTGCGACGCTCGTGGGCTTGAACGGCCTAATGCCATCGGCGTGTGCAGCTTTACGCATAGCCTCCCATGCTTGAGCCGCTAGTGGATGTAGTTGCCCGTAGGGTCGAATTGTTTTGAGCAGGTAGGCAGGCAATCGGCCCGGTTGAACGCCTCGCAGGTCAGCAGGTAGTACTACTGGCTTGACTGGGTATTTCACTTGCGGCCGTACCGCGTGTCTTTAGTGTTTGCCCAGGCGTAGATCATTGGGAGCACTGCTGCTAGCCCGGCTTTTAGCGCGCCTTCGACGTTGTAGTTGCTTGTGATAAGCACGGCGACGCTTCCAGCGACGAAAGCTTTCAACCAGTCTTCGAGCATTGGTGCCCACTTCATTTATCCTCCAATAAGTGCGGAAATTTCCGCTTCAGTAAGTCCCAGCGCAGCAAGTTTCGCAAGTGCTGATTGACGTACTTTCACCTGTGCCAATGCTGATGCTTTTGCTAGTTCAGCCGTTTCACTGTCAAGTTGCCATTGGGCATATTCCGCGTCGGTCATTTCTCGCACTTGATCGCCAATTTGGATGGTTGGTTTGTTCATGTTTACCTCACGAATCTGAATAGCCGTACACGCGATAGCGCCCGGTCATCGTTCCGCCCGAGACGATGACACTTAGCGCGTCAAAACTTGTTGTGGTGTCAAATGTGCCTGCTCCGCTCCATGCTGCCTGAAAGCCGCCGGCGTCGGTGCTGTAAATGTTGCCGAGTAGGTGCGTCTTGTTGGCGAGTTGCGGCGAGTAAATGTCGAACGAAATCGCAGTAAGTACGACCGACTTCGTAGTTCCTAATGCTAAGGATGTTGCGTTATTCGTTCGCAAGTAGCGAGTTGTATCTGCGTTTCGATCAACTCCGAGAAATGCGCCGATGTAGCTCGCGGCGCTGTCGTCGGTTCCGCTTGCTCGCATACGCAACGAAAGCGTTGCATCGGTGCTGTATGCCGTCACTTGAAATAACAACCGGTAATTGGCGTAGGTGCTGGTGAAAGTGCTATTCGGCAAGCTGACGCTAGTAACTGTTGTAAACGTTGCTCCAGTCACATAATTTAGACCGCTCGTCAATGTTTGGGGGCCGACCGTTGCCCACACGGATCCGTCGTAATACTGCACCACGTTTGTTGATTCCAAATAACACAACTGGCCTTCGGCCAGCGTCTTTTCGCCTGCACCACCGAAGCCAGCATCTCGAGCAGTGCTGTCCGCAAATACCGGCACGCCAGTGCGCGCCGACTGATTCATCTGATCGGCAGTCAATACCTGCCCAGTCGTAAACGTTGGAACAGTTGTCTGTGCGTTAGCGCCCATGGTTACCTCATCCTAATACGTTTGTGCTGTCAAGTAGTCCGTACACCGCGTCATCCAAAATCAGCTCGAACACAATGATGGTTGGACTGGTGTAGAACGTGACCGTATGGCCGCGATTTACGTCAATAACGCCACTAATGCCCTCGATTGCCAGTTCCTCGCCAAGTTGCGTACCAAGCCCTGGGATGGTCTTTTCAATGCTGATCGTGTCACCAATGTCGATGGTGGCCACATCGTCGCGTTGCGTGCTGGTCAATGATCCGAACCAGGTTGTAACGCTGGTGTATCGGGGTTCGGGGTCGGGCTCAAGCAAATAGGCAGCCAGGTCATCAATCTCGGTCTGTTCGTGCAGCAGGCTGTTGGTGATTGATTTGCTTTGCGTAAAGTACGTGGCGATGCTGGCCGGGTCGCTATCCGTCGCTGTTTTGCCATCGAGCGCCTCAACGTATGCGCGATTAATTACGTTGTCCGCGTCAAACTCCACTTCAAGGTTTTGATACTTAGCACCAATGCCATCATCGGCAAAACTGATAATCGGTGCGCTGAGCGTCGCTCCGATACGTGGCTCAAACGTCAACACGCCTGACCGGCTCATAAACAGCCTGCCCTGCTCAGCCTGGTTAATTTGCTGCAGGTAGGTCAGCGTGTTTGTACCGGCTGCGACGGTGTACGAAGCATCGTGGCCCATGCTGACGGTGCCGGTGTCCAGCGACGTAGTGCCCTGGTAGTCCACTTCTGGCAATGCCAGTACGGTGGCTATGCGTTCGCCCGAGGTTTCCGCACTCGGGTTGAACGCATCCAATTGCGTTTGTGCCAGCAGGTAGAAGTCATCAGCGCACTCGACCGCCACAGTATTCGGTCCAGCCTGGGCGAACTCGTACGAATAACTCAACACATGCCCAACAAACAAATACTCGCCTTCACGCGACAGACGCACCTTGCGTAATGGCGCTAAGCCCGGCTGGCTGTTCGCTGGATCATAATAGGGGCTGCTGGTGTCGTACGGCCCGAGGATGCCTGTCTCGTCACGCATGACAAATTGCATCGTGCCTGCACCGAACTGATAATCAGATTTACGCCTGCCACGGTTGTAACTAATTAACGTGACAAATTCCGTGATGTCGGCAAATGTGGTGCTCGGGCCCAACGTGTATTCCGCATTGCCCAACACGCCTTTAGTTGCATCGTCAAGCCGAAACGACTCAAAGTCAAAGCCAGTGTCGAGCTCGAGCAGGTAATCACCTGATTGAACGACTGACGTGGCCATAGTTACGCAATCGCTATGTCAAGCGGGCCGGAGCGCCGGTTGTAATCGGTCAAAGCTTCCACAATCTTGTCGCCAAGCGTTGCCTCAGCCACAGCCGCATTTACCGTAATGTTGATGTTTGTGCCGCCTTGCATACGTGCCAATTCGCCTGGTGTGAAATCGCTAAAGCGTGGATCATCTGGACGGTAAAGGCCTGTGTAGTCCGGCAAAATAACCATGTCATTGCCGCCACCACCGTTACCGCGACGACTACCACCACCACCGCCTCCGCCTGATGGCGCTGGTAACGACAATGGCGTTGGCACTGGCAGGTTAGGTATCTGAATCATGCGCTCCACTCGATCAGGGCCAGCCGTGACTGGGGCGCTGCCACTGGCAGTGCTACCGCCTCCGCCACCCATGCTGAAACGCGGCAAATTGATGTCGCTAAGTTCACCGATGTTTACACCAGGCAACAAATTGAGGCCACGAATCACCAAGTTGATCATGCTGACGTAACTGTTAGCGATGCTTTCAAATACGCCAATAATGAAGTTGCCCATTGTCTTAAACGCATTGGTGACGCTGCCGGTCTTTGCAACCAGCACACCGAACCCCGCTACTAGCAGCGCTACAGCTGTCACGACCAGGCCGATTGGGTTGGCAGCCATGGCAAGGTTCAGCGCCAACTGGGTTACCGTGATGACCTTCATGACTGCGTTAAGGGCGAGGATTGCGCCTGCTAGCGAGCCAATTACCGCCATGACCGCTAGCACTTTGTCGGTGTTGTTTTGTACGTACACAGCGAACTTCTGCAGTACCGGTAGCAAGCGCTCGAGGATAGGCAGGAACGCTGCGCCAATGGATTCTTTGGTCTCGCCAATAGTCAGCGATAGGCGCTTCATCTGACCTTCAGCGCTGTTGGCAGCTACAGCTGCCGATCCGCCGACCGTGCCAGCCACAGCAGCAAATACCTCATCCAATGACGCGCCCTCTTTAATCAGGCTGCGTACCGATGGCAGCAACGTGCCCAACGCCTTTGTGTTGCCTCCGTAAGCCTTAGCAATGGCATCCGTGGCCGTGCCTAGATCAACGCCTGTGGCAGCTGCGATGTCGAGCGCCAGCGTCAGCCCATCCTGTGCCGAGGTCATCTCGCCGGTCACCTGAACAAGCGATGCCAAGGCTGGGCGTAGCTCATCGTCAGCCACCGCGGCCTGCATCATCGTCTTTTCAATAAACGCCTCAGCAACCTTGACATTGGCTTCCCCAGCCAGCGTGTTATTAGTAATTGCTTGCGCGAGCAGCGCCTGTGCTTTGGCATCCTCAATGGCTGCCTTGGTTGCGTCACCAATAACGACCGCCAAGCCACCAATAGCGGCTGTAGCCGGTAGGGCAGCCTTCTTGAGGGCGAACTGGGCTTTAGCGCCAGCGCCTTCGAGGTTCTTGAATTCCGCAACGGCCTTACTAATGCCCTTGCCGTCAAACTCGCTAATGATGGGGATTGTTACAGCCATTAGCGAGACAGTCTATTCGTCGTAGCCTTGTTGATTTTTTCAACGACATCCTCAAGGTTCTTATTTACCTGATCAGCGTGACGCTCATACGAAGGCCACATCAAACGCGACGGAGCACCATACAGACTCGACAGCGCTGATGCCAGCCGGTTCGGTGCACCTCGACCAGCCATGTCAAAGATTGTGCCTGCCGGGCTTTTCATCGTCACACTGAACACCGCGAGGCTGTTGCCGCGCCTGCGATTACTGAAACGCGCAATAATGCTTTTACTAACAGCGCTCTGTGCCCAGGGCATTAGACGGCCGCCCTTCCAGTTGCGTGACATGCCCGACAACGGCAAGTTGACTACCTTGCCTCGAGCATCCTTGACAATCGGATCCACAATCGTCTTAAAGTCTTTTTTGATTTCTTTGGCGAGCTCAGGCTCCATGCGTTGCAATTCGCGCAGCGTCTCCTTCACACCTACAACGGTTACGGATGTTTCAGCCACGGTTTTGTTGCTTTCTCGCCAGCAGTAACACGGTAGCCAAATCCTCAGAGTCAAACTCGACGTTGGGTGGCCACCATCCGGTTGCCAACAGCAGCTCTGCTAACTGGCGGCGGATGCTGTGGCTTCCGTAGGGTTTGCTTGGGCAGTCTCCACTACCTCAAAGTCTTCAACGGATTGCAGCCAAGTGTCGTAGTCACGACCTTCACGTTTGTTGACGTGCAGTTGGTGCCACGCCATGTACATGATGTCGTCAATGCCGATACCGGACTGCAGATCGCTGGCGCGGCGCTTAAACTTGCGTTCCCACGCAGCAGCCGTAGCGATTGTCGTCGTGACTTGCTCTGTAACCAATTCCGCTGCTGGTGTCTTAAAAGACACCTTGATGGTCAGTTTCACGCCGTGACATCCTCAACAAGCACGCCACCAGTGATCGTGATTTCCACTTCGGACAGTTCACCGACCGAGCCGTTCACCAGGTCGAGCGACTCAAGGTAACCACCAGTGATTTGAAATTCGGGGTTGGTTGCCGAGATTGCAGCCGAGGTCGGCTTTACTGCGACGTACACGTTTGTCCCGACGAGGTTGGTGAGGTCAACGTAGGTGCCTGGCGTTGCCGAGTACTCCATCAGCAGCGTTGCCGTGACAGTCACGTTAGTCAGTCCACCCACGAATTGACGACCTGTGTTGCCAAACGAAGTGGAGTCAAGCGCTTCACGCGATTTGGTGATCACTACCGACTTGCACTGGTCGGTCAAATCTTTGATACCGGCAAGGTTGACACCGATGCCAAATGTTGGGGAAGCAAGGTATGTGGTTGCGTTGGCCATGTAGCGAATCTCCTCTACGTCGAGGGTCGCTGCTTACCCGATGGGCAGTCTAGTCGCGCTATGGGCTTACTTTGGTGCTAATCGTGAGCTCATAGGCAGGGTAGTCAGCGCCACCATACGACACGGTTGTGGGTCGTGCATCTGTCAGCCCAATCTGTGCTGCGCGCACCAAATCAATGTGATCGAGCAGGCTGTCCAATGTGCGATTGTCGCCAGTGCCCAGGGCGATTACCACGACGCGAAACTCCATGTCGGCAACCACATTGGTAGCCATCAAGATGGTCGGAGCCTCAACTAGCGCGCACGGTGGGTTGAGATTGCGTGGATCATCAAACACACGCAGCCCGGTAATCGTCTGCAGTTTGGTTACCAGTTGGTCGTAGCCATCTTTGAACATGTTGGACATGTCAGGCCACCTGTGGCTTATTGACTCCGAGCAGGCGCAGAATCTGACCGTAGTTGCCAGTCACCGGGCCACCAGTTGCTAGTGGGTCAAACGATGCAAAGGCTTCGGTGCTGCCACGCTCACGGTACAGAATTGCTGCGTATTGCACGGTTGCGAGCTTGACATCTCCGCCTGGTACGGTGCTGGGCGAGTCAAAGTAGCCCGATTCTTGGCGCTTACGGTAGGCAAATTGGTTGGCTGCGCTAATAGCCATGTTTGCTACGTCAAGGTCAGCGCTTGGGTTTGTGAACGTGAATCCGAGGTAGTCCTCGAGGTCACCGAGCACTATCCATGAGCATGTGACCGTGTAGGTGCATGTGCCGGTGGCAGCTGCTCGATCAGCATCATCCGTAGTGAGTGCGAACTGCACCTGGTTCGGGATGATGGTGTCAGTGTCGTACTGGTAATCGCCTTGCTGCGATACGCCAATGAAGTAGTACTCCGGCAGCGCAAGGATTTTGTGCGTGCCATTCCACGTGGCATTAATGCCCGACAGCGTTATCGACTGACCGACCTCAAAGTTGTGGGGCTCAAGCAGTTGAACGATGGCAACATTACTGACCACCTGTTTATGGGTGAGCGAGTAAGTTGCCACCGTTCAATGTCACCTGGAGGGAGTGAACTTAGACAGCTTTGCGGAACTTCTGCGCATCAATCATCAAGGTGGCGAAGTAGCCACGGAACTTGATGTAACGCGACAGCGAACCGTCAGCGGCTTCAACTTGGATTGCGCCCTTTTGCTGCTCAAAGATCTCAAAGCCGCTCGGGTCACCAATGATGATGGTGCCGCTGGCGAAGTTGCGATCTACAACAACCGTGAGGCCGAATGCGTTGCCGGTGGTGCCACCAGGCTGGAGCGTGCCAAATGCGTTCATTGGGCCGACTTGTGGGAACAGCGGTCGATCAGCTGAGTCGCTGAGCTTGCCGAGTGCTGACCACTGGTCTGGCGAAAGGAACAGGTGGGTTGGCAGGTTGCCGTTTGAGCCGCTGAGGATTGCCGATGCTGCGTCGTACATCCAAGCTGCCCAGTTGGCTGGGTCGGTCATTGGCGAAGTGAACGTGGTGGTCTGCGTTGCACCGCTGACCAGCGCATCGGCAGCTACGTTGTCTGTTTCGTTGGCGTAGATGCGCGCCATGTCATCAACCAGCAAGCCGATGACTTCCGGCTCAGTCCAATCCATGTCTTCCTCGGACAGGCGAACGTAGCCGCCATACACGCCCTTGGTGACGTTGTTGTTCGACACAACGAACGTGCCCTGGTCAAGGTTGGCGTTTTCGCCGTTGCTTGCACCAATCGTGGTGTGCGTGGTGACTGCTGGGCGACGGAACACTTTGCCGCCACCGGGCATTGCACGAACGCCGATTGCGTCAACGACCGGGCGCAGCCCACGGAAGTTGTTGTACACCGGGCCGAGGATTGGCTCTGGCAGGATGCCAGGCGTGTCGGTCGTGACCACATCGGGCGCAGCTGCGCGGATGTTGGCGAGGAACTGCTGTGCCTCGGCTCCGCCTTGGAGAATCTTGCTGATGTACTCAGCAGCTGAAGGAAGCTTAAATTCCTTCTTGGGTGCAGCGAACAGCATTTGTGGTGCTGGTGCTGGTGCTTCTACGGATGCTTCGACCTTGACTTCGGACATTGTGGTTGTCTCCTCTTGTGGTTCGGTCGCTGCAACCTCTGTAATCATAGCACCCTTGAAAGCAGGCGCAGTCACAAGTGACAGCTCCACCCAGTTTGCCTTTTTGATGATCATGGTGCCGTTGTCGTCGTAGGAAGCGTCAACTACGTCAACGCCTACCGATACCGAGTCGACGGCTTCGTCTTTAATGAGCTCGAGCATGTCATTGCCCTCAGATGTGGCGCTAATTCGGGCCGTAAACAGCATGCCTTCCTCGGAGTCCAGGCGGCCAGTAACTACGCCGACCGGCTGTTCTGAGTCGTGGTACTTGAGCAGTTTGGGCTTCTTGCCAGTGATGGGCAGTGAGCCGCGCTCAAACTTGACGCGCGTACCGTCGCTGACGGTCGCTTCGGTATTCCAAGGTACGGCAACACCGCTGATTGAGCGTGGCGATTCGCCATCTTCAGCCAGGACGAATGTGTTTTGTGCAGTTAGGCGAATCATGAGTCCTCGTTTTCTTGTTCAGCTGGTTGCCTCCGAGTCGGTGCAGCGTTGTCCGACCCGGAGGACATTTCTGCTTCCTCCAAGTAACTATCTACGTCCAAATAAATGTAGCGACCGCGTGGCGTGATGTTGTTCATGCTCAATGTTTGCTCAATGCAGTCAATGAATGGTTTAGCGCCGAACAGGTACAGGTCTTGACGTGCTTGCTGTGCGTTTTGGTACGTCATGCCTGAGCCTGATGGCGCACCAACCAAGTACGGCGGAATGTTTGCGATGCGTGCCATCTCGAGCGCCTGATAGGTGCGCGCTTCGGTCAGTTGCAGCTTGCTCGGATCCATGTAGGACTCTTTCCAGTCCACGTACTGGTTCAGTGCAGCGATGGCGTTGTTGTTTCGTGCAGCTGCAAAGCCAGCAGCCAAATCGCTAAGTTCCTCGGCGCTTAGTGGTTCGCCTTCGGTCTGCTTGAGTACACCGGCTGGAGTCTGATTCTTGGCGAAGCGCTCGGCGCTGGTGTCGAGGTTGATGTTGGTGCGGATTGATCGAGCACCCATAGTGAGCAAGCCTTGGATTGGGCTGAGGAATTGCACTACATCGTTGGGGTCAAGTTTGTAGCCGTTGAAGTACACCTCTTTGCTCGGGCCGAACCATTGTGGGCCAGCTTGGTCGCGTGTCTGCACGTCGGCTGCTGGTATCCACGTGAACGTGGCCGGGAAGCCGTTACCGAATCGGCTGGTGACGATCCAGAACGCGCGACCGTAAAACAGCAGGTCGTCGGTAGTCCAGGACATGATGAAGTTGCGTGTCACGTTCGGGTCGGGCTGATGGAACCACGTATCGTCGGGCAGTTCCAAATCTTCGTACTCGTCATCAACCCATTGCTTCGCGTACTGATGAATTTCCAAGCAGCCAACCATTGAGCAGATTAGATCACGTGCCCGGCTAATGGTAGGTATCTGAATGGCAGCCGACCGATTGAAATCGGTCGTGTAGGTCATAAAGTTGCCGACCAGCGGATTGCCGGCAGCACCAGCTGCACCAATCTGTGCGTTTGTGTTATTAGCGATTGCGCGCTTCAGTGAAAATGCCATCGTGGCAACAGTCTAGGCACTCGATGCAATCATGGGTCGGTTGATTATCGGGCGTGGCTTGCTCATCATGCCAACAGCCCACACCAAGCAACGCGCCAACTCAATCGGCCCAGATGACTTCTGTGATGACAACGCAATAGCGCCTGGAGTCTTGACAGCCACCGCTCGACCAACATGCTCAGCCAACATCGTCTCACCGGTATGCGCAACGCGGCCCTCATTAATCAGGTTCTTGACCATTGACGTGTAGCGGCCTATCTCTTGGTAGCCGACCAGCACCCTGCGACGTTGCAGATCGGAGGGGCAGTTGGTGTCCAGTGTCGGCGTAATAGCAACTTGTAGGCCTAAGTTGGCAAGCAACTGAGCCCGAATGTTATCCCAAACCTGTGTCACGGTTTCGCACATGAACGCGACAGTCGCAGTCAGGATCCCAGCAGTGTTCGCGTTCACACGCACAGCCACATAGCGGCCATCGTCGAGCGACACTTCTACGGCGAGTACGCCACCGGGCAGGGGTGGCAATTCGGTGCGCAACGATTCCCACTTGCCGGGCGGTAGCCATGACAGCTCTGATTGCACCCATAAATTTACGCTACTTCTCAAGAAGCCTGCACGGTTCGGGCCTTTGGATTCAGCCTGGACGGTACGGATGTCGAGCGTGTGACCGAGCGCTGGATTGGCGTACTCCCACGCAGCCTCGCTCATCGGATCTAGTTCGGGCGGTGGACTGTATTCAGCCAGGTACACAGAATTTGTGACTTCACCTGAATCAATTGCACGGATGCCTTGCTCACGCCAACGCAACATGGCGATGGAGTCCTCGGTACCGGCTGTGCTCCACATCGAGCACAGCGGATTGGGTCGGGCGCGCTGGGTTGGCAGCAGGCCGATGTCGAGCGTCTCAGAGTCAATGCCAAACACTTCGTCAGCAATAATTAGGTCAACGCTCATACCGTGACCGCTCGAGGGCCGAGCTGCTTTGACGAACCAACGCGAGTCACCGACTTTGATGCTGTTACGACCGTAAGCCCACACAGCTTTGACACCAAATTTGGTTTCAATGATTGGCGCTAAATCTTGAAATAAGGCAGTGGCTAGATCCAGCCGGTGCGCAGTAGTCAGAATCGTTTGAGGGCCCACCTGCGTAGCGTGCTGCGTCAGCCACCAGCCCAGCAACGCCTTGAGCGCTACGGTCTTTCCGTTTTGTCGAGCGACGCTGACGAGAGAAACGTGGTTGAGGAACTGCCCTTGAACATCGACGGCAAGCTGACCGTTGAGAACATGCCTTTGCCAGGGCATGAGCTCCACTCCGAGAATACGCTCAGCCCAATCCGCAACTTCGGGGCCGTAGCTTCCGGCAGCATCAGTGATGATCGTTTCAATTCGTGGCAGGTCATGACCTTTTCCTTTCCGTTCTAGAACCTTCCCTTTGGATAAAGAGAAGGA